CGCCCTACAGGACTGCTCCGCGCTATTCATCAAGGCCCGAACCTTCCTCTACAGCAAGGGGGGTGAATAATGCCCATTGATCCCCTGACCGCTCTTGCAATGATCGAATCCGCTTTGCGCGTAGGCATGGAAGGCTACCAGATGGCAAAGCGCCTGACGGCCGAGGGTTACACCGTTCCGAGCCTGGAAGAGTTTGAACGGCAGACCATGGCAATCCGCAATCTTCCCGACCTGACCCCCATAACTCATACCACCGCACAGGACGGCGAAGAATGCCCGAGCGCATGACCCATGAAGCACTCGTGCAGTGGCTGAGTGCCTGTTTTCAATGGATGGGGGGCTGGTGCCCCCCTGTCCTGATAGCCATGCTTGGCGGCGGTATCAAGCTGCTCCGTGGTGGCTCGCCGTGCTCTATCCGTGCTGCTGTGGCCTCTCTGGCGATAGCAGGCTTTACCGGATGGGTTGCCCACGGGTTCCTGCAGAGCTTGGGCATACCGCCTGCCGCTATATCGTCCGGTACGGCTATCGCCGGTTATTCCGGTGGCAAACTGCTTGATGTGCTTTCAGAGCGCGCATGCAGCGCCGCAAAGGACCTTAAACCAGACAAGGGGTAACGTATGGACAATGCCGCATTGCCCGAAACCGCCCAGGTTGTAGCGGACATTATAGGCCGAGAGGGGGCGCTTGCGTTGGCCCGAGCCTGCAAGTGCCGCTCACTGTACATTCCCAAGCGACTTCCGCCGGATCATTGGTTGCGTGATGTGGTCGGTGATGCCCATGCCGAAGCGCTGTCGAAGGAGTTTCCCGGCTTCATTTTGCCTATGGCCAAGTGCGCGAACGTGATCCGCGCGGAAAGGGATAAACGCATCCTGTCTATGCGTCGTGAGGGGATGAGTGCGGCAGCCATTGCGGCCCGTATCGGAGTGGCAGAAAGAACAGTGTATACAGTGCTTTGCAACCATGTTCGGCAGTAGCCTGCAAGCGTTTAGTATTGGAACCGCAACATTCCCCAGTAACTTTCCTGTTTCGACACTGGACACCGCTAAACGCTGCTAGACGCCGCTAAACGGGTCCTTCCCGAAGGGGTATTCAGCGGGTCCACCTGCATCTCAGGATTTTCGGTGTGGGTGGCTTGCCAAAACGATTTTCTATTCTTTCTATTTAAAATATGTGGAAAAGTCGCTTAGGAGGCTACAATGGCAGATGAAGTTAAAAAGAAAATAAAGAAAAAAACAGAGAATTTTCCACAGATTTCGCCCTCCCTTGTGGATATGCAGGGTTTGGCCCTTGCTTTGGGCCTCTCTGTCCCTACCGTTCGCAGCCGTCTGCGGGAGGGATTGCCCTGTGTTCAGCAAGGGGGGCGCGGGACCGCCTGGCAGTTCGACCTGGCCGAGTGCGTGAAGTGGCACACTGACCGCGCCGTTTCAAAGGCAATGGGCATTGTTGATGAAGGCATCAGCAAGGGGGAGCTAGAACGGCAAATCATGATCGAAGATTTGAAAATCAAGCGGGTTACGGCAGCAAAGGCGACGGGGGAAGTGGCTTTGCTGGAAGATGTGGAGCGGGCAATATCGAACGCTTTTGTGCAGGTGCGCCAGGCCATGCTGTCCATACCGGAGCGAACGGCGTTGCGACTGATGGCCGCTATTGATGAGACAGAGGTTAAAGCGATCCTTGAGGAAGAAATCGACCTTGCGCTGAATGCACTAAGTGAGGCTGATTTGATGGAGAAGGTTGATGATGCAGAACGCTGAAAACGTACTTTCTAATGTGGAAGGCTTGCGGGAAGCTTTGCGCAAAGCCTCTCAAAACCTCCGCGCGCCTGAACGTCTGACAGTATCCGAATGGGCGGATCGTTACCGCCACATCGGCCAGGCGAACGCCACGCCGGGACCGTGGCGGACAGACAATGCCCCGTACCAGCGCGGGCCTATGGACTGCATAGGCGATAGGGTGACCCGCCGAATAACTTTGATGTGGGCGGCTCAGACGGGGAAAACAGAGGTTATCAATAACGGCATCGGCTACGCCATAGCTCAAGAGCCGAAAAGCTGCATGATGATGCAGCCTACACAGTCCGACCTCAAGACCTGGACGGAAACCAAGCTTACCCCGCTGTTGCGCGATACTCCCGTAATCCGGGATAAGGTTGCAAAACCGCGTGGCCGTGATGGCGTGAACAACGCCCTCATGAAATCATATCCCGGCGGCTTCCTCATGTTCTCCTGGTCGGGATCGACTAACACCATGCGCGGCCGATCTGCCCCGATTATCAACTGTGATGAAATCGACGGCTACACCATGACCGAGGAAGGCGACCCCGTGCAATTGCTGTGGCAGCGTGCCGCAACATTCGGTGATCGCCGCAAGCTGATTGAAACCAGTACCCCCACCATCAAGGGTTTTTCCAGAGTCGAAAAGTCCTATCTGGCCGGTGACCGCCGCAAGTATTGGGTGCCGTGCCCGCACTGTAAAGAATACCAGACGCTCAAATGGTCCCAAATCGTTTGGGATAAGGAAGAGGACGGAACACACAGGCCGGATACCGCTATGTATGTGTGCGAGCATTGTGGTTGTCTTATTGAAGACAAGCATAAGCCCGCCATGCTCAAGGCTGGCAAGTGGCGCGGGGAGCGTCCCTTTATGGGGCATGCGTCTTTTCACCTTAACGAACTGTACAGCCCGTGGCGCAAGTGGCGGGACATTGTACAAAGCTTCCTGGACAAGAAGCATGCGGGAGACTTGCAGAGTTTCGTCAACGTCTCATTGGCTGATACCTGGGAAGAGGAAGGCGAGACAGTGGACGATACCGGGCTGATGCAGCGTCGGGAGGAATACGGGGCCGCTGTACCCGTTGGCGCTTACATCCTGACCGCAGGCATTGATACCCAACCTGACCGCCTGGAAGTGGAGGTGGTCGCCTGGGGCCACGGTGAAGAATCCTGGTCCGTGGAATACGCTGTTCTGTACGGTGATCCTGATCAGCCGGAAGTGTGGGAAGCTCTGGATGATTTTCTTGATCGGCGCTGGACCAATAAGGACGGGGTGGACCTTTCCATTTCTTGCACCTGCATTGACTCGGGCGGGTCCAATACCCAGGCCGTCTACGGTTACTGCAAGAAACGGAAAGGTCAGCGTGTGTTCGCCATTAAGGGCAAGGGCGGTGATGGTGTGCCCATTGTCTCCGCGCCGACTAAGCGCAAGACGGGCCGCCGCAGTGGTCGCCCTGTGGAACTGTTCACGATCGGTACTGACCAGGCGAAAACTCTCTTATACAAGCGCCTCGCTTTGCCCGGTTCCGGTCCAGGTCGCTGTCATTGGCCTGCCCATTATGAAGAAGAATATTTCCGCCAGTTGACCGCTGAGAAGTGCGTTACCCGTTACGTGAAGGGGTGGCCCAAGCGGGAATGGCTCAAGGTCCGCCCGCGAAATGAAGCCCTAGATTGCAGGGTTTACGCACACGCCGCCTTACTCATTCTGAACCCGAACTTTGCCCGCTTTGAAAAGCGCCTTACGAAACAGGCCAAAACTATTCAAGACGATACGCCTACCACCGAAGCGACTACTGCAAAAAGCGCAGAGGAAGTGCCGCAGGAAATGGGGCAGAAACGTAAGAAAGTAAAACTGCGTTCCCGTAAACGGCGCGAAAGCTTTGTGATGGGCTGATGTTATCAAGCATACCGAAACAGATTTACCGAGGATCTTCCGTCTCCTGTTCCCTTGCACTGGACGGCTATCTGCCTTCGGAAGGATGGGCGGCAACGCTCATCCTTCGCGGAGGCGCAAAGCACAATGTGGAAGGTGTGGCAAACGGTAACAGCTTCGATTTTTCCCTGCCTGTGGATATGGCCGTGGGCCGTTACTGGTGGCAGGTGATCGTACTGCGCGAAGGCGAACAACAGGTTGCCCTGGCTGGTGAACTGGTTGTGATGGTGAATCTGCTTGATGTGGAAACCTTCGACGGCCGTACAGAGGCCGAAATTGCCCTTGATGCAATCAACGCCGTTCTGGCGAACAGGGCGACCAAAGATCAGCAAAGCTACAAAATCAAAGATCGTGAGTTGCAGCGCATGAGCGTTGCCGATCTGCTTAAGCTCCGATCTTTCTTTGTCTCCCGCGTCAACAAAGAGCGCGGCAAGGGCGGCATACGCTCCATAGGGGTACGGATCTAATGGGATTTTTCGACCGTTTCAGGGGCCGCCGGTCCGCAGAGGTTGACCCGCAACCGGAACCACGCCGCCATGCCCGTAAGGCAATGCCGCGCGTTGTCTTGCGTGGATACGAAGCCGCACAGGGGGGCCGCCTCAACGAATCATGGCCCAAATATCCCGAAAGTCCCGTAACCATCGTTGAACGGGAATGGCTTGCTTTATGCGCTCGTGGTCGTGATGCGCAGGTAAACATGGACCACGGCAAAAAATTCTTGCGCCTGGTGCGTAAGAACATTGTCGGAGCGGCAGGCGTTCAAGTGATTCCGGCGGTCTTAAGGCCGGATGGGACCGTTGACGATCTTGCCTGCAAAGCCATTTCGGAAGCGTGGAAGGAATGGGGCTTGATGCCCGAGGTTACCGAAACGCTTACCTGGCGAGAATTGCAGGGCCTTGTTGTTCAGACCGTCGCACGGGATGGGGAATGCTTCATCCGAACCTTGAAGGGGCGGGATTATGGCAAGTATCGAATCCAGTTGCAGCTTATCGACCCCACCCGCGTGCCTGTATCACTGCGCGAGGATTTGCGTAACGGCAACCGTGTCCGCGCCGGTATTGAATTTACCCCGGAAGGCAAGAGAGTAGCCTTCTATATCCGTGTGGATGCCAAAGACTACGCGGATAGTTATACATTGGGTGGAGCCAAGTACCAGCGCGTACCGGCTTCTGAAATGATCCACCTTTATTTGCCCGAATTCATTGGGCAGCCGCGCGGCCTTTCCTGGATGGGAACGGCTTTGACCCGTCTGCACCATCTTTCCCGGTATGAAGTTGCCGCCGTCATCAATGCGCGTGTTGGGGCTAGTAAGTCCGGCTTTTTTCAGGCGGACCCCGAAGTCGTTGATGTTGTGGGTGATGATGAGGATGAACTGGACTTTCCAGAATCCGCAGAGCCGGGTTCATTTGACGTTATCCCACCCGGTTACACATTCAAGGAATACAACCCGCAGTACCCGCAAGGGGAGTTCGAAACCTTTACCCGCGCGTGCCTCACGTCCGTATCTGCCGGGCTTGATGTGTCCTACTCCGCCCTTACTGGCGATCTTTCCAAGGCCAACTATTCCAGCTTGCGAGCAGGGGCGCTTGATGAGCGCGAAACCTGGAAGGACCTGCAGCAATGGTTTGTTGATAAATTGATCCGCCCTGTCTTTGAGGCGTGGATTTCAGTTGCCGTACTGGCCCGCGCTATAACCATCGGTCCTACCCCGTTACGTGTTGAACGTGTGGCGCAGTACAAACGCGCCCGTTTCCAGCCGCGTCGGTGGGCGTGGGTTGATCCGGCGAAGGATGCCAACGCGCACCGCACGGAACAGGACGGCCTTATGCGGTCCGTGTCCGAATCCATCCGGGAAAGCGGGCGCGATCCTGATGAAGTGTATGACGAAATCGCAGAGGAGCGCCGCAAGTGGGGTGCGTTGGGTATTGCCCAGGTCGCAACCCAAGCGGCACCGATAATTGAGGAGGAACCGGACAATGCCGACAAAGCAGCCGGAACAGATGAAACCGACGAAGGATAGCATCAAGACCACGGCAACGCGCGCGTTCTTCCGCATTGATGCCGTGCGTTCCGTCGATGAGGAGAAGCGCACGGCGGAAGTTGCTTTTTCCAGCGATGCGGAAATCAAGCAGTGGTGGCGTACTGTCCTGGTACTGGAACACTCAAGCGCCGCCGTGCGTCTGGACCGTTTGAACAATGGCGGCCCTGTGCTGTTCAACCATGAACGCAACGCCCATATCGCAGTTGTCGAATCCGCGCGAATTGATGCGGACGGCAAGGGTAGGGCTGTTGTTCGGTTTGGTCGGGGCACTCTCGCGGAAGAGAAGTTCCGCGATGTTGTGGACGGTATTCTTCGCCATATCTCCGTGGGCTTCGAAGTCCATGAAGTCAAACTGGTTGAAACCCGTGATGACGATACCGACGTTTACAGGGCTACCGATTGGGAACCCTTTGAAATTTCATTCGTAACCATCCCCCTGGATACGTCTGTGGGGGTTGGGCGCGGCCTTGGTGGCGCGCCTGAAACCAATACGCTTTCTAACATGGAGGAAAGGACAATGCCCGAGAATGGCACCCCTCAGAAGCCCGGCGATGGCGCGCCGAATGTTGATATTCAGGCGGAACGTTCCCAGGCCGTACAGGCGGAACGTACCCGCGTTGATACTATTCTGACTCTGGGCCGTCAGTATAACGCCCCCGAAGAGGCAGAAAAGTACGTGCGTGAAAACAAGACTCCCGACGAGTTCCAGAATTTTCTGCTCAAGGAACTGGACGGCCGCAGCAAGCAGCCTACCCCGGATGAAAAGAATGACGCCGTGGGCCTGTCTGAAAAGGAAGTGCAGCGTTATAGCTTTGTGAACGTGTTGCGTTGCCTTGACCCCAATAACGCGCACAGCAAAGCCGTTCGTGAAGCCGCTGCCCTGGAATTGGAAGCATCTGCCGAAGCCGCTCGCAAACTCGGGCGCGAGGCAAACGGTATCATCATCCCTACCGAAGTGCTTTGCGCCCCTGTGCAGCGTACCTATAGCACTGGCAATGCTGCTGCCCCCCATGGCGGCAATCTGATAAGCACGGATCTGCTTGCATACAGCTTCATCGAAATGTTGCGTAAGCGCACTCTGCTCATGCAGTACGGCACCAAGCTGGCCGGTCTGGTTGGCAATGTTGGTATTCCGAAGCAGCTTTCCGGCGCAACCGGCTACGTCGTCGGAGAAGACGAAGACGTACCCGGTTCTGAAGGTGACTTCGGGCAACTGAATCTTTCCCCCACCACGGTAGGCGCGATGGCCGAAGTTACTCGCCGCCTGCTCATGCAGTCGAGCCTGGACGTTGAAGCCTTGATCCGCTTTGACCTGGCTAAGGCCGTGGGCTTGAAGATCGACCAGCTTGGCCTTTACGGTTCCGGCGTGAATGAGCCCCAGGGCATCAAGAATATCAGCGGCGTAAATGCGGTAACCTTCGCCGCAAGTGGCAAGCCCACCTTTGCCGAACTGGTGGCAATGGAAAGCGAAATCGCCGCCGATGATGCCGACGTGGACAACATGGCCTACCTCATCAACGCCAAGACGCGCGGCCACTGCAAAACTACGCCTAAGTTCGCCAATACCGGGGCTACCATTTGGGAAGCGGGGAATACCATCAACGGCTATTCTGCAGGTGTTACCAACCAGGTTGCCGCCGCTGATTCTTTCTTTGGCAACTTCGCGGACCTCATTATCGGTATGTGGGGTGGCCTGGAACTTACCCTTGACCCCTATACCCATAGTGCAAAGGGCCGTCTGCGTATCGTTGCGATGCAGGATGTGGACATTGCGGCCCGCCGTGCTGAATCGTTCTGCGTGGGTACCACTGTTTAACGACAACGAACAACCGGGGCGGCATGACCGCCCCGTACTATAAGGGGTAGAACATGGCCCGTAAGACCGACAAGACCATGACTATCAAGATGATCGGTGAAGATGGCACCGCCGTACTGATCGAAGGTGAACCGGCCAAGCCTGGTGACATTGTGACGGTACCGCTTGATGTGGCGCGAAACCTCATCTACCGCGAACGAGCTGTGAAGTATGATGAAGCAGCCGATAAGCCCAAGAGTAAGGCGGACAAGTCCGCCTGATTGCGAGGCAGCAAAAGCGTGGGAAAAGCCCCCATCCGTTCAACGGGTGGGGGCTTTGATTTTAATAGTGGTAGCGGCATTGCAATATGATGATCGTGTCTGTTTTGTCATCATAGGTATATACTAGCCGATGTTCCTGGTCGATACGTCGCGACCAGTATCCGGCAAGGTCAAAGCGTAAAGGCTCAGGCTTGCCGACCCCTTCAAAAGGGGTGCGCATGGCGTCCTTGATCAGCGTGTTTATGCGCTTCACCATCGTTTTATCAGCCTTCTGCCAATACAGGTAGTCTTCCCACGCATGGCCTGTCCACGTTAGGTTCGGCATTACGCCTCCATAAGGTCATGCGTGGTTGTTTTTCCTGCCTTTGCAGCCTGAATGCTTTCACGCAGGCGGGCGGCGTTGGCGGGACTGTGGAGCAGATAGGCGGTTTCCGCAATGCTGTTATAGTCGTCCAGCGACATCATGACCACGGGCTTTGCCTTGCGTCGGGTGATAATGACGGGATCGTGCGAGTCGCATACCTTGTCCATGGTGGAGGCAAGGTTTTTGCGGGCATCGGAATAGGTAAGGGCTTCTGGCATGGTGGTATCCTCCGTAGTTGTACAAATAGTAGTACAAGTATGGGGTAGGGTCAAGGGGAGTTCGGGATACCTGTTGACAGCATTGCTATCATCCAAGCATCGGCTGGAATTGACTGACATGCTCAGGGGAAAACGGCAGTTTACCTTGGCAAACTTCGCTGTTTTGGCGGATATTGTCGGTATGGAGATAGACGGAGTGATAAAACAGGCCATTAAAGAGGCTCATGTGCTGTCCATCATGGAACCAAACCTTGACATTGCCGGTATGCTCGACAGCTCATGGACGGAATTTGAGAAAAAAAAGGCCAAAAGGCGGGCTTTAAGCCAGTCGTGGTGTGTATACGTGCGTAGGCACATCGCTCCAACCAGTATTGTTGTGTATTGTGGGCGCATCTGTAACGGATGCGCCCTTTTTTCGGGTGATAACTTGGCAATGGAGGCCGTCATGACCATGCAGGAAGACTTTACCGACTTCCTGGACCTTGAAGAGTTCGCCGTAGAGGTGCGGGCAGAGAATCCCGCCCGCACCTTTGCGGCGATTTTTGATAATCCGGGAGTATTCGCAACCCTTGGCAGTCTGGAACTTGAAACAACCGGCCCTGTACTGACCTGCAAGCATAGCGACGTTGCCGACTTCACGCGCGAAACCGTGTGTACCGTGGGCGGGCGCGTGTATGACGTTGACAGGGTAGAGCCTGATGGAACCGGCGTTGCCGTTGTCCTGTTGTTCGCATGAGCCGCCAGTATCTGAATATCAGCCTCGCCAAGGTCGAGGCCATAGCGCGAGACTTTGCCGCCACGCAGAAGGAAGTTGATACCGCAGCCCGCCGTGCTGTTAGCAAAACAAGCCGATGGGTTGGCGGACTGCTGGTTCGTATGGTGGCCCGTGAAACAGGCATACAGCAAAAAGCGTTGAAGCCTCGCTTACGCATATATGTATCAGGGAACCATATGACGGCCCGTGTGTTCTTCGGTGCATCGGCTATTCCACTGTCTGCTTTGAATCCAGTTCAAACGGCCAGCGGCGTTAAAGCTGGCAAAATTGAACGAAAACATGCATTTATTGCGAAAAATCGAAAGGGCGGGGTGCAGGTGTATCAGCGTGTGGGCCGCGCGCGCCAGCCGCTTGCGATCCAGTATGTCCATATTGATAAAGAAGTGGATTACGCAGTGCTCAACGAGGTGTTGCCACTGATGGAAGGCCGCTTTTTTCGCATTTTTGAGCAGGAATTACGATGGGAAACCCGCAAGAAATAACAATCCAGGCCGCTCACCAAGGCATAATGGAAGGCTTACAGAAAGCCTTTCCAGTTCTTAACGTGAAGGCTTACGAAACTATTAAAGAAAGGGTTAGCTGTCCGGTGGCAGTTCTGACCATGACGGCCTTGGAACCGGATACTGATGCCTGTACCGAGCAACTTTCTGTCCGTATCCGGTGGGAACTTCATCTGATGATGCATGCCAAGGTAGCCAACGTTAATATTGAGCTTGGGGCACTTGTGGCCGCCGTATCAAGATGGCTGCATGGTAACCGCTTTGGCCTTCCAGCGCACCCTGCCGAGTTCTTTGGTGCATATCCTGATGAATGGAGCGAGGAAAAGCGCCAGTATGAGGAATGGCGCATAGAGTTTGAACAGCGGGCATACCTGGGGGAATCTGTATGGACAGACGAGGGCATTATTCCGCAGTCGGTTTTGCTTTCCTACACTCCGTTAATAGGTATTCCGCATGAACCCGATTACTATGAGGTGACAGATGCAGGGTTACCAACTGTCTGAACTGGATAGACGGCTTGCGAACCTGATCCGGTGGGGCACCATAGAGGCGGCGGATTATGATGCCGCGCGTGTTCGTGTTCGGTGCGGTTCCGTGGTAACGGATTGGTTGCCCTGGATAACGGCCCGTGCTGGCGGTGACGTCTCATGGTGGGCACCCGCAGTAGGTGAACAGGTGATTATCCTGTCTCCATCCGGCGAGACAGGCCAGGGCGTTGTTCTGGTTGGGGTGTTCCAGAGCGCTCATCCTGCACCGGCCAATACCCCGGACGTCGCCCGCATGGTCTTCAAGGACGGTGCGGTTATCGAATATGACCGTGCGGCGCATAAGCTGGCGGCCACCATTCCCGGTGATGTTGATGTGCAGGCAACTGGAAACATAGATGCCAAGGCCGGGCAGAACGCGACCATTGAAGCAGGTTCCCAAGCTTTCCTGACCGCTCCGCAGATTGTCCTGGAAGGGACCATAACAACAGCAGGGGGGAGCGGTGCAGGTGGGCATACCATAGGCGAAGAGTACAAGCATGCCCACACTGAGCATACAGGTAGCTATACTTTGATGGGGAATATGGTTGTAAATGGGAATGCTACTATCAATGGAGACATGACCGTCAATGGAGACATGACCGTTACCGGAACCGTTCACTATGGGGCGTTGGTCCCGCTATAGACTGCAAAAACCGCAGAGGAAGCAAAATGCCGTGCATCGTATAGCCAACGTATGCGCGGCATTAATTCGTTATCCGGCAAGCCGCTTGAAGGACTTGCCCACCTCAAACAGTCCATTCAGGACATTTTGACCACGCCCATTGGTTCCCGCGTCATGCGTCGGGACTACGGGTCCCGCCTCTTTTCTCTGGTGGATTCTCCCGCCAACGAAGCGAACAAGATTGAATACATCGCCGCCACGGCGGAAGCGCTGGACCGATGGGAACCCCGATTAAGGGTTACTCGGGTGCAGGTATCCGCAAGTAGCCACGGCAAGGTCGTGCTTACCCTGGATGGAGTGTATTTGCCGGAAGGTCGCGAAATCCAGATGGATGGTCTGTTGATATGAGCGGCTTTAATGCGATTAATCTTTCTGGCCTGCCTGCCCCTGAAATCGTTGAAGCGCTGGATTATGAAGCCGTGCTGGCTGAAATGCTTTCGGAGCTTCGGGCGCGGGATACGGCTTTTTCCGCGCTGGTAGAGTCTGATCCTGCATACAAGGTGCTTGAGGTTGTGGCCTATCGTGAAGTCTTGTTGCGTCAGCGGGTCAACGATGCGGCCAAGGCCGTTATGGTAGCGTATGCCGTTGGCACCGACTTGGATAATCTGGGCGCGTTGTTCAATGTATCCCGTAAAGAGATTTTTCCCGGTGACTCCGATGCCATGCCGCCGATATCCCCTATCTATGAACCTGACGGGGATTTTCGCCGTCGCGTACAACTGGCATTTGAAGGCTTATCCACCGCAGGGCCAGCACAAAGCTATATTTTCCATGCCCTGAGCGTTCCAGGAGTCGCTGACGTTGCTGTTCGGTCCGTTACGCCCGGCACGGTAGACGTTGCTGTAATGTCGCAGGAGGGTAACGGCACAGCAACAGCGAACTTGCTGACTGATGTGGAAGCCGTAGTTGCCAGCGATAAAGTGCGACCGTTGACCGACACAGTAAATGTTGTGGGCGCTGTGGCGTTGCACTTCTCCGTTGTTGCCCAGTTGCAAATTTTTGCCGGGCCCGATGGCGAAGTGGTGCGCCGAACTGCCGAAGCATCTGTCCGTGCCTATCTCTCAGAATCCCACAAGCTTGGGAGCACCGTATCCCTTTCAGGGCTTTACTCTGCTTTACACGTCGATGGTGTGCAGAATGCTATCTTGCTGATGCCCTCCGCAAATGTTGTGGCTGGTTTTGGTGAGGTGCCGCATTGCGTTGAGATTCGCCTTACGTGGGAGGTGGTATAGTGGTTGACCTGCTTCCCCCGAATGCGTCTGAGATGGAGCGAGCACTGGCGGGCATTTCGAGCCGTATAGACGTGCTCCCCGTTACTATCAGAGATTTATGGAATCCTTCTACATGTCCGGCAGCATTGTTGCCGTGGTTGGCGTGGACATTATCCGTTGACTATTGGGACACGGATTGGCCCGATGAAACGAAGCGCGCCGTTATCGCTGCAAGCTATGAGGTGCATAAATACAAGGGCACTCCGTATGCTGTGCGCACGGCGCTGCAGGCCATTGGCTATCGCGATGTTGATATTGTTGAGGGGGTAGAGCCGAGCCGCCATGATGGTAGTACCTCCCGCACCGGGTTGAATTTATATGCCATTGCAGGGCACTGGGCACAGTTTCGCGTGGTGCTCGATTTGGGCAACGATATGGGCGTGGATGGCAACACCGCAAGCCGCGTGAGGTCTGCGGTTGAGTATGCCAAAAACGCCCGGTCCCACCTGTATGCCATTGGCTACAAGGTGACTCTTTCTGATGCTCGGCATGGTGACGGCGATGAGTCACTCCCTCTGCATGTTGGCATGCACGTTCGTTCAATTCGCGCTGGTATTCGTGACGGCAGTCTTCGCCGCTCTTCTACTGGCCCTTGGCGGCGTGGCGGTGAAATTTTCTATTCCGGCGTAAAGCGCACGGGCAAAGAGGGAGGACCGTATTTCGGTCAACCTCGCTTTGTGTCACCGTTACGGCTTTCGTTGGGGTTGGCCTCACAGCGCGAGGCCTATTGCCCGCGTGACGGGGCCGTAACCTATGCAGGCCGCCCCCGATCCCTGGGGGAAGGCATGGAACATAGCC